TAGCTTATAGCCAGCTTCAGGCGAACTCGTCCCAATACCAACATTACCGCTGCCCATAATAGACAGCCTTTCATCAGAAACAGCATCACCTGCAACAGAACCAACAAAAAAGCCTAGCCTTCTGTTTGCTTCAGTGCTGTTATTGAAAGACATGATGTACATGTCTTGTTGGTTTCCACCAAACCTCAAGGCATTGTAAACGCCATCTCCTACACCACTATTGCCAAGAACTAAGGTTTCATTAGAATTAGCTTGTGTAACATCCGTTGATGTGTGAGCGGTTTGAACATGCAATTTACCACTAGGCGAACTTGTCCCAATGCCAACATCACCTCCTGATGTAATGCGCATGCGCTCTGTGAATGTCCCGCCGCCTGTTGCATCAACAGAAAACAAAGTGTTCCCACTTGCTGTTTGTAATCGAAAGCCTTTGTTAGCATCGTTACTATCTTTTAAAGTTATAAAAGGTTGGAAGCCGTTTACATTAATAGCATCTTGTGCATCCACAGTCAGCCCATCGCTGGTCAAAGTACCCGTGATGTCTACGCCTGTGCTGGTGGTGGCAAATTTTTGTGCGTTGTCGAAATATAGTTTAACGTCTGAGTTTTCATTAAACTGCGCAGTTTGCTCACCTGTTGGACTTTGCACATTCATCTGATTTGATTGCAGCAATAAAACGCCTGTTCCATCATCCCTGATGTAACTATTAGTCCCATCATGATAAATCTGTAGGTCAGACCCTGCGCCGAAGATGGCTTTGTCGCTGTCGCCGAAAGTCATATCACCAGAGGTTACAAAGCTAGTACCTGTGATTGTAGTACCAGTGATTGCGGCAGCACTGTTCGCACCGATGGTTGTGCCGTCAATCTCACCAGAAGCAATGTCCACCTTGCTAATGTCCACCTCGCCTGTACCGTTAGGTGTCAGGGCAATGTTGCCATTGGTATCTGTGCTGGTAATGGCATTTCCGTTAATGTTAATGTTATCAACATCAAGATCAGTATTAATTACAACCGTACCAGTACCATTTGGCGATATGTTTACATCGCCATTGGTATCTGTGCTTGAGATCGTGTTGCCATCGACCTTGATGTTATCAACCCGAAGATCAGTAACCGCAGAGTTAGTACCGATTGTTACGCCATCAATAGCACCACCGTCAATGTCCACCTTACTGATGTCAACTTCACCAGTGCCATTAGGCGTTAAGGCAATATTACCATTGGTATCTGTGCTTGAAATTGTATTGCCATTTACGTTGATATTATCAACATCCAAATCACCAGTTACGTCTACTGCACCAGTTATTGTCATAGTTGTCGTGTTAACCGTAACCGTGGTCGAAGCGTCAATGTCCAGCGTCGGCGCAACAATCTCCACCTCGACGTCAGCGTCGATGTCAAGCTGCCCGTCCGCGGACGAACTGATCTTGAGCGCCGTATCGCGGAACTGCAATTCGTCTGTTGTGGTCATCTGGATGTTGGTGCCACCAGATGTATTGCCATTTGCTAGAACCTCGGACAGTTCGTTGTTGGCACCAACCTGTGTATCTACATACGCCTTGATCGACTGTTGTGTTGCCAAGGCGGTCGCGCTGTCGGACGCCATGTTGTCTTCGTCTAGGATTGCGGTCACCGACACGCTGCCCAAGCGCAGGCTGTCAAAGTACGCATTGTTAAAGACGTTCGCCGCTACCGCGCCCGTGCCTGCGCCGTCGAAGAAAACTACCGCTGTCGTTCCCGCAGGAACCTCATAGTCGTTTGATGCATTGTACGTGCCTTGAAATAGCAAAATACTACGTGAGCCAGATAAACTGTTACGCACATAAACAATCTTTTCCGCGTCATTTGGCGTTAGCTGCACATAAGCTGTTCCACCCAGATCAGAGCCATCATTGAAGATAACCAAACGATTGCGACCATTAGAAGCAGATCCATCTGATATTGGAAGCGTATTTGGCGAGCCAGAAGTTCCTGTTGCTGCCAACGTAACAGTCACTTGACCGTCAAGAGAAGCATCTAAAAGTTCAAGGTTTGTGTTTGTGGTAGAACCCCATGTACCAGACTGTTCGCCTGTAGCTATGAGTTCAATACCGTTATTCGTTGTATATGTACTGGGCATGGTTTTCCCCTATGCTGCTATGTCATCCCAGCCCGGAGTTTGAGATGGTGATTCATCACTCCAAGAAGGGGTAGAAGATGGTGTTATTGGAGTATAACTCGGATCTTGATTTGGAACAATAGGACCCCAAACAAGAACCTGTGCTACTTCACCTGTTCCAGAAACTCCGTCTGGAAACACATTTGATTTTGCCGTGACTGTAACCGATCCCACCTGACTTGTTGCAGAGACACCCGTTACATCAACATCTACAGGAAGAGAAACGACAACTGACCCAACCTGACCTGTACCAGAAACGCCTGTGGCAGAAATATTAGCATCTGCTGTTACAGAAACCGAACCCACACCCCCTGTAGCCTCAAGCCCCGTTACGGAAACATTTGCCTCTGTAACAACTGTTACAGAACCTACTGATCCCGTAGCTGATAATCCCGTGACAGGAACATTTGCTTGAGCGTCAGCCGTGGCTGTTCCTACTTCGCCAGTTCCAGACAACCCGGTAACTGAGGTATTTGCTTTTGCAATTATAGTTACTGATCCAACAGATCCAGTAGCCTCTAAGCCAGTTACATTTACGACTTCATTTTCATGAACGATTACACTGCCAACTTGTCCTGTAGCTGAAAGACCAGTTACATTTACGACTTCATTTTCATGAACGATTACACTGCCAACTTGACCCGTGGCTGAAAGACCAGTTACAGAGACATTTGATGCAGCATTTACTGTAACTGAACCAACAGATCCTGTGGCTGATAATCCAGTTGCGGGAACATTAGCTTGAGCATCAACGTTAACTGTTCCAATTTGTCCAGTTCCAGATAATCCAGTGACTGAAGCATTTGCTTCCGCGATAACAGTAATTGAGCCAACTGATCCAGTAGATGACAAACCAGTGACTGAAGTATTTGCTTCCGCGATAACAGTAATTGAGCCAACTGATCCAGTGGCTGATAGTCCTGTAACATTTATTGTTATGCCTTGAGCTACAGCCGCGCTTCCAACTTCACCAGTGCCAGATACACCTGTGACAGAAACGTTTGATTCTGCATCAGTGGCTACTGATCCAACATTCCCTGTTGAAGACAGCCCTGTAACAGAAATATTTGCGTCCGCCGTTGTGGTAACAGACCCAACATTCCCTGTTGAAGACAGCCCTGTGACAGAAATATTTGCGTCCGCCGTTGTGGTAACAGACCCAACACTTCCTGTTCCAGAAACACCTGTAACTGAAACAGTTTGTGAAATTGATGCAGTTACAGAGCCTACTTGACCTGTGGCACTTAGTCCTGATGGAGAAACATTAGCTTCCGCAACAACTGTTACAGATCCCACACTGCCTGTAGCTTCAAGACCCGTAACAGGAACATCACTTGCTCCTGATACAGTAACAGAACCAATTTGGCCTGTAGCAGCAACTCCCGTTACTGTTACAGGAAGTGGCCTGCTCCAAGCCCCTTCAGACCATGTGCCTCGCCCCCAACCTGCAATAAGTGCCATTTCAATAGCCTAAATTATTTAGGCTATACGAATAATCGCAGTGCTTGCGTCAGCAGTTGGGAAAACAATAGTAAAGTCCCCAGCAGTAGATGTTTTATCTCCACCAAAATCCAGAACAACAACGCTAGGATCACCTGTCGCCGTATCGTTATAGATCAACGCTCCACGAGCCGTGATTGTCGCTGTAGAAAACGTTAAGTCAGCAAAATCAGCATACGCGGTTGTACCAGATGTCGTAGGCGTAACGTTTGTCAATGTACCGCCGCCAGCAGAATAACCTGTACCACTTACCTCATTCGTAGCAGTATAAGCCGTTGTTGCTGCTGTAAAGGAAGCACTGTTGGTGTACATTGCCAACTTAAAAGTATTTCCCGTAGACGCAGTAAAATCGTGTGTTGCAGTCATAAGCTCTTTTTTAAAGCTCGTACACATAAAGTTGCCAGTAAAGGCCATGTCACAGTCTCCTGATTAGTTCGGCGAGGTTTGGATGTCCCGCATCTGTAAGTGCATTATATACCGTAGTTCTGTCGCTTTTGATAGCCTCTCGTAGATAGAACGCAACTAAACGAGAAATATCCCCCTTAAATGCCCTAGCTTGAGCCTGTATTCCAGGATGCGCTTCATCCGAAACAGAAATGATTTTATCCGCACACCGTTCCGCTATTTCTTCTGGCGTAAAGCCACGGTTCTGAGTGGTGTGTACCTCAACCGAAAACCCATCCGGCTCTGCTATTTGAAGCTTTGGTATCATGATTTAATCCTTACAATTCTACCTGTAACATACTCGTCCGTCGTCTCTTGAGCTTCACCGAGGTTCTTCATACGACCCAGAGCTTCTTGGAACCGAGCCATGTACATGCCCATAACATCCTGTTCGCCCTTCATGTATGTATACGCCTCGATCAACGATCCATACAACAAAGAAATTTCCGCATTCGTACTTAACCAAGTTGTGCCAGATCCTGCGCCCGCCGTTAAGCTTTCTGGGCGATAAAAATAGTGCAATTCAGTGACAAAGTTAGCATTTGGAGTTGGACCCAAAATAAAGTTATCTACATCAAATGATGCATAGTACAAAGGCAAGCCCGTCGTCGTTGCATCGGGAGTATATGTCTGAACAAAGTCCGTGTCTTTAAACATCAAGAACTGTAAGTCATCGTTGCCATCAACAACAGAAAGAGAAAGAGGTGCCAAGAAGTCTAAAGGAGCCGCCAAATATTTATTACCACTCGTCATCGAACCAGAAACGTTCTTCTTAAACAGGTTCAACTGCACACTCTTCAAGATGCGCTCTTCCGCTAAACGAATAAACAAAGGAATATTGTTTACGAAACTTGTTTCGTCGTTTTCGCAATAATCCTGTATTGCTTGGGTTAATTCGGTAAGTGTGAACGCCATTTGCTTTTCTCCTACGTCGTCACTGTTACCGATCCAACCGACCCTAACATACGAGGACGGGTCAGTTTTGGATATTCAACAGTCGGAACGCCAACATATACTTGTAACGCCTCAGCTACATCAGGTCTTGGGTTCCGAAGAGCTTGAGGATCTGGACCAACCTTAATCGGAAACAACTGTGGATGCTTCGGCTCATATTCATCTGGACCAACCAAAGCACCCGTCCACTCCTTCTTCATCTCACGAAGACGGTAACGGCGACCTGACCGATCAGAAATACCCCAAGCTTTGCTTCCACTTGCGTATGCCATTAGACCCTCAAGTATCGAATACTAGGTTGCAGTTTCAAAGGAACGCGGTCATCGTCTTCATCCGATGCACGTTGGAACTCTTCCTCGTACACAGCTTTAAGCATTTGAAGACGCTCTGGCGCACGTTTCATGGCGATGTAATATGCAAGACCAGCAACCATGCATGGATAGAAACGGAAAGGCATATCAGTCGTGTTGACAAGCGTATCCGCATCCTCAATCCTTATAACATAGTAGTAAACAATCTGGTCCGTAGAGTTCTCTGGAACAGGCCACATGTTAATCACAGGCTGGATCTGACGATCAAAATAAAACTGGCTAGGGCGACCCTGCGTTGTTTTATTAGGTAACGTTAGATACTCACCACGACTTAAACGGTCAATCTCATAGTCCGTACCGTCACGGCGCAAAACCATCTCAAGCATGTCGACCACATCAGCGTTCAACGTTTCTTGGCCCTGACCCGCCGTAAGCGTAATTGTCGCCTGCTTTACGGTCCACAAGTTCAGACCACGGTTTGCCCATTCAGCGAACATCAGGTTCAAGGACCGACGCGCTGTCTTAGCATCATAGCCCGTACGAACCTGAAGCCCGCACCGCTCAAATGCTTCTTCGATTAACTCACCTACGTCGAGTTCGAAGTCTCTTGAACCTGAAGTTGCCATTAGAATACTCTACCACCATTACGCATTTTACGCATTCCACCGCTTGTCATGGGCATGTCTTGAATACCCATAGCAGAACTCATCTGGTTTGCATTCATGCCGTCAACTTGTGCACGAGGCTTGTTCATTTGCTGCGCGACATCTTTGACCATTGCCATACCCTGTACAACATCTGCCATACCGCCGCCCTGCATTTTTACTTTGCCGCCGCGCATCATACCTGGCACCTTACCGCCACGCATCATTTTAACTTTACCGCCGCGCATCATTTTCTTTTTTGCGGCACCCGCCATTGGCTCAGTTGTGTTTCCGTCATTGTCCAAATCAAGGAAATCTGGTTTCTTACCTGGCATCTTACATACTCCTTTGTCTACGGCCTAAGATGAGCCGTTCATACTCTTGAGGGTCATAGTTTGTATAGTACCCTAGTTTCTCTAACTTTGCAGCAGCATTCTCAAGCTCACTCCAACGCTGCACAAAAACAATCGCTTCATCACCTAGATAACACAAAAGCCATATGTCTTTCCCTTGTTCAGTGAACTTCCGATTTAGCATCGTGCATCCTGCCTCAAGCTGCTCGTACGACCCATCGAATGACGAGTCCCAAATAAGGATCACTTTGTAATCAAGCTGCTCAAAGGCGCGACACGCTCTTACCGTATCTTCTATCCAATCATCAGTAACAACTACAGTGACTTCTCCGGATTCGATAGCAGGCAACGCAAACGGACAGGAAGCTACCCCGTTATTGTACTCTGTCGGCTTCGCCAAATTCTCTGCCCATGCTCGTATCAAAACACCCTCGCTTGCCCGCCGTTCGCGGCATTCCAACTAATCCGTTTGGAAGACTTCTTCTTCTTCGCGGCGGATGTACACTGTGCCATAGTAGGGCGACAGGCTGGATAACTCTTGCGCTTCTCACCTTTCTGACGACCACAAGGCTTGCCAGTCTTACAATCGACCCAACCCTTCCCGTCATTCTGGGAAAACCATTCACGTAATGTGTTCTTTTTCTTTGCCATCAGTACAAATTCGTTTCTTTACGACGACCCTCTTCGACAGCCCCACAACCAAAAGCTATGATTCCGCCGTTCTTTAACTTTTTCTTAACAGGACGCTTACGTTTTTTAGAAGATTCGCCCCAGTTGTCGGCTCCCACCTTTCGGCATTTAGAAAGTGCCCCTGAAGCGTATGCGCTGGGCCAAACCTTGTATCGGCTTTTTACTTTGTGATAACACGCGTCTTTTTTTGTTTTTGACTTTTTTGCCATTAGTCTTCACCTCTGGAGGCTTGGAGATTTGAAAGGGCATCTGTCCACGACTGATCATAACTTGCTTGCCTTTCTGTTAACTGCTCGACCGCTTGAACCAAATGATCTATTTTTACGTCCATAACTTCTGTCCGTTTATCCACGCTAATCAACGTCGAAATCATCCACACAAGACCCGCCGACCCTAACGTCAGACCAGTCCCCCAAAACAAAAGTTGCACGTTCTTATCCATCTTTACCACATTTTACACGACCAATACTTGGCCTTTAGTTTATCCAATGTTCCTTTGTCACAACCGTGCCGCGCACGGAAAGACTTACGACGTTCAGGGTTTGACTTCTTAATAGTCATATTAGCATCCCCGAATCTAACGATCTTTTCTTTTCCTTTATCACACGCCTTAACAACAAACTTTTTGCCACCAGACACCTGACGCTTGGGCTTATTGCATTTCATCTTGGACTTGTCGATCTTAGGCATTAGATTGGCCCCACATTTTGAATGTAAACAAATTCCATTGACGCAGAAACATCAAAGCTAACCGACCCAGAGGAAGAAAACGCCCTCATCTCCAAGTCTGTTTTTTCTGTGAACCTTAATGGAAAAGTATAAAACTGTTCGTGTGCGCCATCTGTGAGAGTAAATCTTTCTTTTATTTGAAACACTTCCCCATAGGGTCTAGCAACAAGACTAGCATTCAGAATAGCAGGTGTCTGAGTTGATGTGCCTGTGGACAAAGCCATCTTTGTAAGAAACGCTGTATATCCTGCGGGAACTGTCCAAAGAGCCATCAATGTTTGGTTGTCGCCATCCCCATTTATGGTCAGGTAAATATTAGCAGGAACTCCAGAAGTTACTGTTCCTGTACCAGCGTAGATTATACCAGCATTTGCGCCACCACTACCCGCGCTGCGAACAAGACCGCGATTTATCCGTAGGTAAGATTTTGTGGTGTTAACAGCAGTTTGTCCGTTTAATGTAACAACTTCGTTTATTTCGTTGTAATCGGCGTCTAAGCCAAAAACTTCTACTGTTCTTGCACCAGTCCCTGCAGCAGTGTCGTTAGCCGAACTGCTTGATATAGTCATTATCGTGGCCGATGGAGGGTAGGAATACAAACCACCTTGTTCCCAGATGGTTTCTTTTGTGTTTCCAACATCGTTGTTGTAACCAAACTTAAATATCGTTTTATGGCCCGTGATTTGACCACGGGCCACCTGTAGCTCAAATGGCTCAGATGTTCCGACCTGTGAAATGGAACGGATATCGTATGCCATGGGAC